GTGGACGCACTTCGGCTTTACATGGATACGTTTGGACGTTCATACCAATTGTCGAAGTCTGAGGACTTGGCCTATGTGCGGCTGTGCCGAGGAGGAACACTGAATAATGAGTGATGCAACTGACATCAAGCAGGCGATTGACGCCGGCAAGTACCAGGTTGTCTCGAAGGAGTGCGTAGCGACATCAGCAGGTGTGCGAGTCGTTGGCCCCGGCGGTTCGACACCAAGCTATTGTGGCCGCGAACGGTTGGCTAAGCTGTTGGGTTCATACGAAACCGACATCCAGCAGGCCACCAAGATGCGGGACCGCACGAAAGCAATGCTCGACGCAATCGACGCAGAAGCATCAAAAAAACCCAAAGGGTAATTTGAGTGACAAATGAAGTAAAAATAGACTTGCAAGAACTTATTGAGATCACTGTAAGGCTTATTGCAAAAGAAATGATTGATGAGCATATAAAAGACTGTGAAGAAAAAAGAGGACTGCCTCTTAAAACACTTGCTGCTTTGGTAGCTTTAAGTGCAAGTGTTGCATCTATTTTCTCGTCCATTGTTGTTTTGTTGGTTAAGTTTTCTTGAAAGGTGCTTTTTATGTCTGACCCTGTTAAGCTTGGATACAAGACGACTGAGTTTTGGTTGAGCACAGTAGCTATGCTTATTGGTGCTCTGATGGCCTCTGGTGCTCTTGATTCTTTAGATGAGAGCAACTGGATTGTTCGTGTGGTTGGTGGTGCTGTAGCAGTTCTGTCTGCTCTTGGTTATGAAGCTTCAAGGTCAAAGGTAAAGGAAAATGCTGACGCTAAAACTAATACTGGAAGCACTGATGCCGATAATCAAGACGCTGGTTGAGCTGTTTTTGGATAAGTCAAATGCTCCGGATACTTTTCACAATATTTCTACTAACACTGGTCGGACTTCCAGGTTGCGGGATACTATCAGGAAGCACAAGGCATTATCTGATTCCAATGGGTGAACCTGTTCAGCTTGCAGAATCTGTAGAAGCACTTATTTACATAGATGGAATCAAAAGTGATGTTCGTGTAACGATTCCAGAAGGTTGGTGGTGCTTGCCTGATCCAGGAGAGTAAGAAAAGGCGGAGACTGAAGATGCCTAAGAAGCTTGAAAAAGAGCTTAAAAAAGAAGCTTCAGAAAAAGGACTTAAAGGAAGGCGAAGAGACGCTTATGTATATGGAACACTTAGGAAAACTGGATGGACTCCTGTTAAAAGAAAAAAGAAAAAATGAGCTGGAAAGAACTTAAAGTTGAAGATTGGCTTGTAGAGATAGAAGATGGTCTCGAGTTTAGACGACGTTATGGTCTTGAAGAACGTTGGTCTAAGTTTGAGTCATTGTTCTACAATGTAAACGAGTCAAGTGACATCCCTGGGCCTAATATAGTTGCTGCTCATGGAGATGCTCTTCTATCCAACCTTACAGTTCCTAATCCCTATGTATCTCTTGAAGCATGTGACGTAGGTCTTGTAGATAAGGTTAAGATTCTTGAAAGAATAGACAACAACATTATATATGACATAGGGATGGCTGAGGAGATTGAAAATGCCCTTACCCATGCATTCATCTGGGGTGTAGGGATTATAAAGATAGGTTATGATAGTGAATTTGGTTGGGACCAAGCAATCTCTTCTATGATAGATCCAGATAAAGAAACATCACTTTCTCAGTTCGATAAAAAAGGTCGAAGAATTGAGTTTAATTCTCACATCAGACCAGGAATGCCTTGGGTCTCAGCTGTTCTTCCTCATGACTTAGTAGTCCCTTATGGCACAAAATCTCTTGAAAAGTCTCCTTGGATAGCCCACCGTGTTGTTAGACATATAGAGGACGTGAAGGCTGACTCTAAATACTCAGGAACAAAAGGACTGCGTCCTGTTATGTCAATGGAGGACTTTGTTAAAAGCTATCAACATACAAGGAAGGCTTACAGGATTGGAGAAACTGTTGGATACTCGATGGCTAAGAATGCCAGAATGGACAAAGACTTTGTTGAGCTCTGGGAGATACATGACAAAAGGACTGGTAGACTGATGGTAATGGCTACTGGTCATGACAAGTTTCTACGCAACGAAGAGGATCTCCTTCAACTTGATGGACTCCCCTTTGTAGACGTTGCCTTTACTCCAAGGGCTCGAACCTTTTGGACTACACCTGATGCTCAATATATGTACTCAGACCAAGCTGAGCTTAGTGACATTGCTCTTCAGTCTCAGAAACAGAGGCGTCTATCTGTTCTAAAGTTTCTATTCTTGAAAGGTTCTGTTGGTGAAGAAGAGCTTGATACACTTCTTTCACAAGACGTAGGTCCTGCTGTTGGTATAGAACAAGGTGCTGTTGCTGACATAAGAAGTGCTGTTGTTCCTTGGACTGCAGTTAATAATAATCAAATGCTTCAACTTGACGCAGAGTATATTAGAAGGAACTCAAGAGAGCGTCTTGGTGTTTCAAGGAACCAAGCTGGTGAATATGAAAGTGGAAGGAAAACAGCAACAGAGGTGAGGGAAGTTGGTCAAGCAGCTGATACAAGAATGTCTCGCAGGATGCTTAAAGGACCAGCTCGAGCTTATGAAAGCCTGATTCGAAAGGTTAACGAAGTAGTTTTTGAGTATTGGACAACCCCTCGATGGCTTGAAGTAAACGGTGAACCTGTAATGTTTACAGGAAGGGAGCTCAGGGGTAACTACAGGTATAGAGTTAAGTTCTCTTCGGAACCATATCCTTCACGTCAAGCGAGGATTGGTGAAGCTCTTCAACTTTACACAATGCTGTCACAAGACCCAATGGTTGACCAGATTGAGCTTCGCAATCTTATAGCCAATGCTTACAACGATGTTAACCTTGATAGACTGTTTAAGGAGCCTGACCAAAATGCCAATTTACCTGTATCAATGCAGCAAATGCAAGAGGGAGGTGGAGCTGCTTCGGCCAATGAGCAATCTGCACGACAAGGTATTATGCAGCAAATGCGGGGAGGAATGTGATCTAAAGATTCCACGCATCTTCTTTGATGTAGATAAGCCAATCACGTTGGAGCATGCTGACGTGCACCCAGTAACGTTTCAGAACAAGAGAGAACTCAGGAGATTTATGAATGAACGCGGATGGGAAAGCGGTGCCCTCCTTTGATAAGCGAATTATACTTAGTTGTGTAAAAGGTCTCTGGAGTGCGTCTTATGAAGACAGCTTAGAGAAACCTGTTACAATGATTGATCTTAGAAGGGCTGAGAGAGCTCTCACCTCTTCTTATAGACTACATAAGGTTGACTTGTATAAGAGAAACGCTAAAGTTAAGGAGCACAAGAATGTCAGAGTATGATGAAGAAAATGAAGAAACAGAAGAGGAAACACCTCAACAGATTGAGGAAAGGATAGCTGCAAGGCTCGGTAGAGAGTATGACACTAAGCTAAAGTCGACCACTGAGTATGCGAATCTAATGGCTGATCCACAGATTAGGCAGATTATGGAAGCTCGCAAGTCTGGAAAGAACATTCAGCTTGTCCCTGAAGGGCAGGAAAACAAAGAACCTGATCCTGAACCTGAGTGGGAGGATTTGGATAACAAAGGGCTTGTAAAAGAACTTCTTAAAAGAATCCCTTCTGTGGTTCAACAAACCCTCGAGAAGAGTGTGAATCCACTTCAAGACCAGTTTGCTGGTTTGAAAAACTATGTGGAAGCACAAGAGGAAGCAAAAGCCAAAGAACAGCTTGATGCGTTGTCGAAAAAGTATCCTGATTTTGAATCCATGAAGCCTACAATGGGTGGGATTCTTAAGGATAACCCTGGGCTAAGTTTTGAGGAACTCTATAAGGTTGCAAAGATAAGAGCAGGAGTTCCATTAGGAAATACATCTTCTGAGAAGCCGACTACAGAATCTGCAAGACTTCCAAGAAAGAACAGGAAGGAACCGCTTCCTTCAGGTCGAAAAGGATTTGAGCAGCTTTTGGATGAAGCTCTTGAGAAGACTATAGAGTAAAAGGATAACAAATGTCTACTACGCTTCCAGAACTCATAAGAGACATGGACGACAGGTTTACAGAAACCTGGTATGAAATCAAACCTGAGGCTCAAGATAATATTCTTGAAGCCAATGTTGTATGGGCACTTTTGAAGGAAAAGGGAAGGTTCTTTCCTCAGACTGGAAGTGACTATATAACAGATACTGTTCGCTATGGGAAACAGGAATCTACTCGTGTTCGCAAAGGCATGATGCTTCCTTCTGGTGAACCACAGCTTGAAACAATGGGGATGTGGGAATGGCGTTTTGTTGCTACCCACGTTCAGCGTAATCTCTTTGACGACCGTGCAAACAGCGGGAAGTCTAAGATCAAGGATTACGTTAAGAAAAGGTTGGATGCTGCTCGTCAAGGGTTGGTTGATGGTTTTGAATCTGATGTGCTTGGAGATACCAAGACTTCAGAAACCGTTTCAGACACCAACTTGGCAATTCAAGGCATTAACGACATTGTTCCAACTTTTAACAACGACGATCCTGACCTTCGGATTGCAACAAACAATTCTGCCTATGGCAAGATTGCAAGGCCTTCTGCTTATGCAAGTGCCCTCGACAATGGTATGATTCTCCCAGACCCAACTGGGACGAATGCATTGTGGGGGCCGAAGTATAAGGCACTTACACTTCCTGCTGAAGTTAACATGCTTTCAGACATGAAAACAATGTTTAACTCAGTGCATAACAATCAAGAGCCTCCTGATCTTATTTTGACTACTCAGGACCTTTATGAAATCTACGAGGAAATGGCTGTAGATAAGAGCCAGATCATCAAGGATGCTACTACATACCTTGCAGATCTTGGCTTCCAAGTCCTTCGCTACAAAGGGCAGACCTTTACGTGGTCTCCTAATGTAACAGCAAGCAACATCTTGTTCCTTACTACCTCAAGGATCAAGGTTCACTACGATCCTACGATGTGGTTTGATCCTACCGAGTGGAAGTCTATTGCTCTTGAAGCTAATAGGATTCAGCACCTTTTGTGCTGCCTTAATATGACAAGCAATGAGCTTCGTCGGTTTGGTAGAATCTTCTTGGATGAAAGCAGTTAGGAGTATACAAGTGATTAAACAAGTATGGGTGACGCAAGATGTCACAGAACACCGGAAAACTGATGTTGAAGGTGTTGGAAACAAAAGGTGGGAAGACCCTAATCTTTACATGTGGGTAAAGAATGGGGAAAGTTCTGGAGCAATGTCTGCTGGTGATGTTGTGGCTCTTGATCCAACAGAAGATAGCACAGTTGTAAAGGCAGTAGCTACTGCTTCACTTTCTCTTCTTGCTGGTGTAATTGCTTCCACTACAATTCCTTTTGGAAAGTATGGTTGGGTTGTTATCTCTGGTGTCCACACAGCGTTTGTGCTTCCACATACACAAGCAACTGGAGATCATGTAATCGGTCAGTATTTGAAGGGTGTTAATGAAAAGACTTATGCTGCGGCTGATGAAACAACTCAGCCTTTGTATAAGAGAAACCTTCAACTCCTTCAAACAGTGACTACACACACCACACCAACATCAGGTATTAGAACAGCACGTTGTCTTGTATCTTGTGTTTAGTTTTTAATGGGTTTCTGTGAGAGTCTATACAATAGACTCTCACAGTGCCCTTATGAATGGAAAGAAAAGCTATGAAGAACATAGGTCTTGTAATTCCTGTAATAGACAGTGTTCCTGTAGAGGCCTTTGGAGCTCATCTTACAATAGCTGCAGAAATTGCAAAGCACCATAGGGTTTACATCTTTGTTCCAAGTGGTATAATGCCTCATGATGCAGCAAGAATTCGCGCGTTTGATGATGTTCTTGATGTAGGTTGTGAATATTTGATGTTTGTAGATGATGATACAATTGTTCCCCAAGGTGGGTTTACGCATTTGCTTGAGGTAATGGAAGATAGAAAACCTGCTGTTGTAAGTGGATATTATAGAAGGAGAGGTTTTCCTTACACTCCTGTGTGGAGTAAGAAAAGTAAAAATAAGTTTTATCAAGCAGATGCTGAAAGTGGAGTTCACGAGATTGATTGCTCTGGACTTGGATGTGCTCTTATTGATGTGATGTGGGTTTATGAAAACCTTAAAAAACCTTACTTTGAAATGATTAAGGACCCTATAAGAGGAACTACCGTTACAGATGATGTAACATTTTTTAGGAAAGTTAGAGCAAAAAAAGGTGTTGTGCTTGGAGATGCTTCTGTAAGATGTTCACACGTAGGAAGTCGTATTATCATCAGTGAAGATACTGAACATGACCTTAGAGTAATCGATACTAAGGCACTCACAAGACTAGATTCCTATAAAACACATAGAGGGGTTCTTAGGGTTGCTGTTGAACATACAGATGGAGATGTTCTTGAGCTTGGTGTTGGTGAAGGTTCTACTCCTTTTCTTCATGGGCTTTGTAAAGAAAGGAGGCTATTAAGTCTTGAAAACAGTGTTGTTTGGCTTGATAAATACAAACATCTTGAGAGCTCAGCTCATGAACTAAAGCTCCTTACCAACGACAACCTGTTTGATTTTTCCCACAAACAAATATGGGACCTTGTTTTTGTTGACATTTTTAGTGAAGGAACCCTTAGGGCTGAGTGTGGAAGAGAGTTTATAGATAGCACAAATGTGATGGTTATACACGATTCTGAGTGGGAGCCTCTTAGAGAGCTTGCTGAAAGCTTCAAGTATGTGTATACAGATAAGTCAATAGAACCTCACACGAGTGTTTGTAGCAACAAAGTAAATGTTTCTCAATGGTTTGAGAAAGGAGACTGAAAATGGCTGTAGGCACGAATATTAAGTATGTAAACGGTCCTGATCTTTTGGCAATTCTCAAGAAGTATCTTGGGCAGGATAGAGAAGGACTGAATCCTGCTGGTTACAGCAGTCTGCCGTCTGTTTGTGTAAAGGTGAGTGCAACAGCACCAACTAATAGTAACGGTGATGATGAACCAAACGCAATAGGAGATATCTGCCTTCATTACAGTGTAGCTGGTGTTCTTCAAGGTGCTTATATTTGCACATCAACAGAAACACCTACTTGGGTTAAGCTGAGGGCATAGAATGAACTTATCAGAACTTAGAGCAAGGGTTATAAAGAACACTTCAAGGGATGACCTTGAAGACCTTATCAACAGTTCTCTAAACGAAGCTTTGGTAGACATTGCAAGAGCTCATCGTTGGAGAGTTTTTGTATGCGAAGAAGCTCTAAGTGTAGTAGAGAACGACCTTTATGTAGAGCTTCCAAGCAGGACACTTAAGGTTTATGAAGCAAGGGTTCAAGGAGAGGATGGTGAATATGCATCTCCTGTTCTTATAACAACGAAGAGCAGAATCGTAAGGTGGTATCCAGATATAGACAATGACTCTTCTGGAAAACCTAAATATTGCTATGTTGAAGGTAGGAAGCTCTACCTGTGTCCAAAGGCTGATGGAGCACTGGACATAATTGTTACTATCTACAAACTTCCAGATGCTTTGGAAGATGATGCCGATGAAACACCTGAGCTTTACCTTGACCAAGCACTGATTGCTGCAGCTACAAGGGATGTGTTTGCTTCCTCTGAAAAGTTTGAATCAGCTAACTACTGGGATATGCGTTTTATACAAAGTGTTAGGCTTGGAATTAAGGAAGATAGTGACAAGTATCCAAACATACTGGGGGATGCATTCTCTGGCTCGAGACCATTCCATGCTATTGAACCTTACCTTGACCCTTTCAATAAAGGATAGAAGAGATGCCAGAAACAGAACAAAGTTGGGTTGAGTCTACTCCAGCTAATGCTTGTGTAATAGCTGACTTTCCTGCTCTTGTAAGAATTCTAAAGCAGCAACTTAGGTTTCGTCAAGATAAGGAACACAATAATCTTGGTGACAGTGGTGCTGGTGGTGACCATGTTTTAGGAAGTGCTAATATCTATGTGGTTGATGATGCTGAAGCAAGAGCTGCTGTTGCATATAGACCAGATGGAGCAACTTTGCTTGACGCTGATGATAACGGAAGGCTTTTGTTTCAAATAGACACAGGGGAGCTTTATAAATGGACTACTGATACGTGGGCTGTTATAGAGTTTCCTAATTCTAACTTAAAAAACACTGAGGATACAGATTCTGAAGACCCTACACAGATAAACGGTGCTGTAGACACAGATGTCATAAATGATAATGCTATTACGACAGATAAGATAATAGATGAAGCTATTACAACAGATAAGATAATAGATGAAGCTGTCACAATCCCAAAACTTAAAGATACTGAGGATACAGATCCTGGGGTTGATACAACACAGATAAATGGTGCTGTAGACACGGATGTTATAAATGATAATGCCATTACGACAGATAAGATAGTTGATGAAGCAATTACAGAACCTAAGATGGCTAATGGTGCTGCGTGGGTTGTTCCTTCTCCAGATATTGCATTCGATGGAGTAGGAGATACACCTATTGTATACACAGACCTTGATCTTAGTTCAATAATCGGAGCAAGAAGTGCTCTTGTTATGCTGTTGTTTGAGAATGGTGCTAGACATGATTGTATTATGGATGTTAAAAGAAAGGGTGATGTTGGAGACGTTGCAACAGACACTTCTTCTATGACAAGGTTCCAGTATGACCTCAATCAAATTGGTTATGTGATGATGGGAACCGACAGTGCTGGTATCATTCAGTGGAAGTGCAACTCAGCTACAGCTGGTCATGTTATACACGTTGTTGGATATGTAAAATGAAGCTTGAATATATGCCACAAGACTCTATGTTTCCTTTCATGGGATTAGATACCTATAATCCAAGCACATTGTTGGATCCAAGGTATAGTCCAAGGCTTTCAAATATTAACTTTGACCTTGGGGAACCTTCTGTAAGGCCTCCTTTTGTGTTAAAAGGTCAAAGCCTTTATGTTGCTCCTTGGGAGGCAGGAACGCTCCCTGGCTTGGGTGATCTTGTATCTCATGAAGGGTTTGTGTGGGAAAGTGAGTTATCGACAAATGCGTATGAGCCTTCTGCTGATGACTGGGTTGCAGATTATTATGCAGAAATGGATGCATGGGATAGTGAAACAGAATACTCTATAGATGATTTGGTTTCTTATGGAGATGCTGGTTGGAAAAGTCTTCAAGACGATAACACAGGAAATACACCAACAGGAGGTGCTTGGTGGAAAGCTGAAGCTGGATATGCACATGGAGATTTAGTATATCATGGAGAACATGTTTACAAAAGCACTGAAGCCAATAATATAACAGAGCCTCCAGATGCTTCTTGGACTGCTGTGTGGGAGCGGATAAGGGGAAGTGTAGATCGAATTATTGGAATAGTAGAGTTTGATGGTGAGATGATTGCAGTTGCTGATAAAGCAGTTTTTCAGTGGAGTGGAAGTGAATGGACAAGTGTTGACTTTCCTGAAGGAATAGAATGGAGTGGTGGAAATGTATTCGACTATGTAATTACATCTATAAGTGATGTTAACTATTTAATCTTTACAAATGGTGTTGATACTCCACTTAAGGGATACCTTGATGTTGGAACACTTACGTTAACTGAGTATACAATACCAGAAACGATTACAACCTTTTATACAATAGAGGTGTTTGCTGGAAGAGTTTTCATTGGAGGACTTGGCTCCGCTTATCGAGAATACATTTATTGGGCAGTTGCTGGAAAACCAGAAAACTGGACTGGAACAGGCTCTGGTTTGGGATCATTTAATGGAATAAGAAAGAACATTAAGAAGCTTATAGAACTAAACGCAAGGCTGCTTGTGTTCTCTGATGACTCGATTGGAGTAGTTTCTTATGTAGGTGGAGATGTTCTCTTTTCTTTTGAGATTCTAAACCACGGTGTTGGGCTCCTTTCTGGAAGGTCTATTATAAACGTTGGACCTTATTTGTTCTTTGCATCTCAAGAAAATATATACCTTTATGATGGAACGAGGACACTGCGTCCTGTTGGTGATGCAATTAAAAGAGAATATCGAGATGTTGTTGGAAAGGAAAATCTTGAAGATGCCTTTGCGTTTCATGATCCTGTAAAACATAGAATCTATTGGAACATTCCTTCTTTTGGCACAACATATAAAATGTTTGTGTTAGAGTATGATATATATGACCCAAACAGAACAAAATGGTTCCTGTTTGAGTTTGGTGATAAACCTTGTTGTGCAAACTATTTTGTGAGAGAGGATACTATAACCTTTGCTTCGTTTGGAACAACAAAGTTTACAGAAATAGATCCTACACTTAGAGCATCTGACACAGTGTCTGAGCGAGAGTTTCCTATAATGGCCCTTGGCTTAGAACACAGTGTAGTTCTACTTGACAGGTTGGTTATAAAATCAGATGATGAAGAAGTAGAAGGTGTTTTTGAGACAAAGGATTTTGTGGTTCCAGATGCTTACAAATCGCTTCTTGCAAGGTGGGTTGAAGTTGAACTCGAGTATAAAGGTAGAAAGTTCTCTTTGGACTACTCTATAGATGAAGGATACACATGGGCAGATCTTACAGACGTAGGTGGAGATTCTTCTATAACTAAATGGACTCGAGAGAAGCTTTATCCTTCTATTAGTTCAAGAAACATCAGGTTTAGAATAAAGGGAGATTGTTTCTTTCTTAGATGGTTTAGGGTCTGGTTTACTCTTGGAGGTTATAGATGAGTCTTGTAAAGTTACTGAGTGGTGAACCACTTCCGCTTCCTCCTCCTAATGTAGACCCTGCACTTGACAAGTATATTAGAGACCTGCATAACTACTTACAAAGGCTTGGTGGTTATTTTACAGGACAGAATATTCGAGAGTCGATGGTAGGTGAACTTTTGTTTGATAAGTTCTTAGATGTATGGGTAGAAGTTACAGGAACAGGCACGGTTGAAATATCTTCAGACGATTGGAGAGGTGGTTATTTAGCTACAAGAGATGGCTTTACGTGGAGCACTACTCCTAATGAAGTAGTATGGACAGATCCTACATACACAGATGACTTTGTAGGCTCTGACTGTGAATCAGACTATATTGTAAGAGACAAGGAAACACAGTTAGCAAAGGTATACAACGATCCAGTTACAAATGCTACTGCAAGTGTTCTTCTTGCTTTAAAGGGAGAAACTGGAAAGATAGAAGTTGAATGCACTGCTTTTGACGATGGAGCAACTGGAAAGACTCTGAAGCTTAGATACTTTTTGTGGGGAAGTCCTACAAGGTCTAAGAAAACACACCTTATTTGAATGGAGAGCTATGATGATGATTGTTAAGGTTAAGAACCCAACGGCTGTTGACTATATGGTTCCTTATCTTAAGGAAGACAATGAGTCAGGTGTTGATGTTCCTGAAATTCTTAAAAAGATGATTGTAAACAACCCTGAAGGTATTCTGGTGGTTCAGGCTTGGGAAGGTGAAGAGCTTAAAGCATTTATTGTTGCCTTTGCTCCTGAGACATCCAGTCATTCTTTTATACAAGACGTGTGGGCAGCTGAAGGTGTTGACCTGTCTATAGTTGATAGATTGTTTTTCAAGGTAGTAGTGTGGACCGAAGGGATTGGAAAACTTTGTGTAAAGATTGAGTCCAACGAAGGTCCATCAAAGCATATTATTGACAAATGGTTGTTTAGAATAGACACTGTTGTTCATAGGTTTGATATCTCAGCGTTTGAAGAAATGCTTGTGAAGAGCAGAGTTGAAGAGGAACCAAAGGTGGAATCAAAGGTGGAACCAAAAAGTGTTGCTGACCTTGGAGATGAAGAGAAAGATGAGGAGGAAGATGAGATGGATAAAGAAGTTGAGAAGCACGAAACTCAGAGTCTACAGTCTAAACTCTCAGTGCAAACCTCTCCAGGACTTCCTCGATCAAAAGGTGAAGTGCTCTCAAGGACAATAGCTGATCATGAGAGAAGAGTAGAAAGGAGTTAGAAAATGGGTCTCTTTGATGTAGTAAACGACATTTTGGGGACAACTGAACCAGAGCTTAAGAGTGGTTCAAGTCTCAGTCCTGCACAGAAGCTAATTGAACAACGGTATGGTCAATTTCTTCTTCAGAATGCTTTCCGAGGACTTCCTGCTTACACTGGGCAAATGGTAGCTCCTCTTGGACAGGAGTATCAACAGTCAAGAGCTCTTATTGAGTCAATGGACTTGAGTGCTTTTGATACTTACATCTCCACAGCTCTTGAAGATATCCTGTCTGGAATCCCTTCAATGGATGTAAGTTCATCTGCTGTTGAGAGCATGTGGCAAAAAGGTGTAGCTGCTCCAATGAAAAGGGAGTATAGTAGGA